CTTTGCTAATCAAGTTAAGAAAGATCAGTTTGCTAAAGTAAAACAACTTTTTCAAAGTAGTCTTCCTCTTATTGCTACATTAAACGGTAATGGTCATATGAGTAATCAAGAAGTAGCAAATATATTACAAGAACAATTAGTAGCTATTGATAGATATGAAAAAGGAAAATTCTTTTTTAATAAAGTACTTACAAATGATATAAGAGCAAAATATAATATAAAAAGTGATATGTCTTTGTATCAAGCAGTACGAGACGGTAAAATTCCTGCTAAAGAAGCTACTACACTTTTAGCTGGTTTTGATGATAAAGTTTATTCAGAAATTGCTAGTGCATCTCAAGATGTATTTAAAGGGGCGTATACAGGTACAGGTATTACAACACTTAAATTAGACAATATGTCAAATAAGTTAAATGAATTTATTGCTCAAAATCCTAACTTATCAGAAATTCAAGTTGGTGGTAAACCTACAGCTTTATATTCAGCTTTTAGAAAAAATAGTTCTGCTCTTACTGGTTATATAGAATATGATAAATCTCTTAAAAAATGGAAAGAAGATGCTATAAAAGGTGTAAAAGCTGAAATGATAAGACTTAATCCTAATTTAAGAGGAAAGACTTCTGTAACTGATTTAGTAAAAAGTCAATTGGATCCTAGTAATTATACCCCAAGTTCATCTATTGTAGATTATTTATTTGATGAAAATGGTAATATAAGATCACAAGAAGAATTTTATAAAGCAGTTCCAGATGATTTAAAAAGTAAATATATTAAAGGTCCAGGAAAAAGTACAGGACAAAAGATTATAGATTTTGTATTTCCTGGTTATAGTCCAACTAGTGTTAGTAGAGAGGGTATAGATAGAAGTAAAGGTAGCTACGCATCTTCAGGAAGAGTTGAAGTTTATAAGGGATTAGGAGATGATGCAGGTGGTCCTTTAAAATATTTTGAATTAGTTAAACAAGCCAATAAAGCATTTACAAATTCTTCTGTAATTAAACAAGCTCCTCCAGGAATTGATGCAATTACAGATGCGGGTACAGGACTTTATACTAATAAAATGAAGTACTATAATGTTAATACAAAGAGCATGGGACCTGTTGCAGCTAAAGGATATGAAATGTTAAATACACTAAGTAACTTAGATTTAGGTGATACCGAAAATATTAGAGTATCTACTTTTGGTTCAAGTGCTTCTGCTTGGGCGCATGGTCATGTTGCTGAAGGTAAAGATGTCCCTCTAGCACAACAAATACTTACAGATCTTAAAGACGCTAAAGGAAAGTATACAAAAGAAAATACTCTTACTGAATTTGGTATTGCTTATAAACCAATATCTGCAGGTGATATAAAATATTCTGGAGTAATAATAAAACTACCAGATGCTTATATTAAATCTCTTAATGTTAGTGATGAGAAAAAAGCTGAGCTACAGCAAAATGGAGTACAGTTTATGATACCTAAAGAACAACTATCAGGAACTACCTTGTATCAAGAATCTACAAAAGATCCAATATCAGCTGTAATAGATTATACAGGTAAACCTTATATTTATACTGATCCATTAAATCCAAAAAATACATTAACAATTTCAAAAAATGATTTTGGATTATCCCCTTATTCAGTAGAAATAACATCTGGTGTATATGACCCTAATACAAATACAGAATTAGAAAATAGATTAGTAGATTATGAAACATCTTATGGTAATAATCTTACAAGTTTTGTATTTGATAATATTACAGGTGAAGGTGGTTTCTTTGATCAATCAAGAGCAATAAATAATTACAATTATAATAATAGATAATAATGGCTGAAGAAAATCTTTTTAATCCTCTAGATGATTTAGGTCCAGAGTTTGGTGGTATTAATAGACCTGGTTCAGATGCTAATAGTTATTTACCTTTTGAAGGTGATAAAATAGATACTCCTAAAATTAATTTTCCACAGGCACCTAATCCTTTTAGTATGCCTGGTGTTAGAGATTTAACAAGACCTAACTTTAACATTAAACAAAATATTGTAAATAATCCTGGTATAATTAAATCTGCACCTAAACCTGGAAAGGTAGATGTAAAAGGTTTAATGAATGCACAACAAGATTATTTAAAATCATTAATACAAAGTAAACAGTCAAATGAAGATTATGCTAGAATATATAGTTATAATGCTGGTCCAAGTGGAGGAGCATTCTATGATAGATATGCAGCATATGGACAAGAAACATTTGATAAAGTAGGCTTTCACCCTTTAAGGGATAATGAAGCCCTATTTAATGCAAGAACTACTAAAGCAGATGATTGGAGTAGAATGATGTCACACTCATTTTTACCAATGGTGTGGAAAGGTTTTACTGATGGACCTAAGAGTTTATGGAAAATGATTCAAGGTGACTTTACCGGAACAGACCTAGAAGGAGCAGAAGAATATGAAAGATTAGCTGCTATAGGATCATCTAGTAAAGGAGGAGCATTTGGATTTGTAAATAATACAGTAATGAACTTTGGTTACACTGCTGGTATTATTACTGAAGCTATAGTAGAAGAAGTAGCTGGTTTAGCATTAGCTCCGTTAACAGCAGGTACTTCAGCAGCAGTTACTACTGCAAATAATGCAAGAAAAATACCTTCTTTATTTAAAGGTATAAAAGGTTTTGAGGCAGCATATGATGCCAGTAAAGCAGTAGGTAATACACTTAAAGCTTTAAATAATTCTCAATCAGCAAGAAAGTTTTGGAATGCAGCTAATGCTGCAGGTACTAGTAAAATAGGAAGATTCTTAAATCCTTTAGAAAATACTGTAGATGCAATAACAGGTATAAGAGCTACTGATAACTTAACGGGTCTTGCTAAGACATTTAGAACTGCCGGAGGTTTCTATAGAGATGTAAGAAACTTAAATATGGCTTTATCTGAAGCTAGGCTTGAAGCTGGTATGGTAGAAAACAAAGTTTATAAAGATGGGTATAATGCTCACTATGAAAAATTTGGTACAGCTCCTACTAATGATGTACAAGAAAAATTAATGGCTACAGCTAAACAAGCTTCATTAGATACTTTATATTGGAATACAGGATTAATATATGCATCAAATAAAATAACCTTTAATAATATTACAGGTCCAAGAGGTGGTATAAGAAACTTTGTAAGAGCTAATATAGATGATGTAATGAAAGCCGGTAACGGTAAGTTTGGTACTGTAGGTAAGATTGTTTATGATAATACTAAAAAACAATTTGCTAGACAGTCTAATGATTTTATGTCATGGGCAAAAGGTTGGGCAAAAGATCCTATATATAAAAGTGTAGGTAAGACTGTAGGTTATTTTAAATCTAATTTTACCGAAGGTTTACAAGAAAATGCTCAAGAAATAATTGCTGGAGCAAATGAAAAATATTATACAGATGCTTTTAAAAGTTCTGTTTTAAAAATGAATCTATATTCAAGAGGTGTAACTGGTTATGCAAATAAAACTAAGTTTGACTATTATGAAGATGAATTTGGTCAACAGTTTACTGAACAAGGTGCTGAAACTTTTGCATCTGGTTTCTTAATGGGTACACTTGCAGCACCTTTAAATAGTGCAGTACCTATGTTATCTATAGGATATAACAGATTATTTAATAATGCAGAATACCAAGAATATAAAACAAGAAAAGAAGAAATGCTTAATGGCATTGTAAAAAATTTAAATAGTCTTGGTCCAAAGCAATTTTATGATTCTAGAATATTTAATGCTGCTGTTCAGGATATGGCCGCAGATGTTAAAAATACAGGTTCAAAAAGACAAGCTTATGATGCTACAGATGAAGCTTTTATAAGTCAAGTAACTACTGCTATGGAAACAGGTAGTTTATATCTCTTCAGAGAAAGGATGACTGATATGAAGAAGATGACTCCTGAAGAAATAGAAAAAGAAGTTCCTGGTATAGAAAAAGGTGAGGGTCAAAAATATTTAAATAGACTTGATGATATAATTAACAGAATAGATACTGTAGAAAAAAGATATAATTACTATAAAGAAAGATATCCTAATCCAATTTCTCTAGAGACATTAAATGAAAAAGATCCAGAGTTTAATGCTAAAGTACAACTTTATACAGGTTGGAATGTAGCATTAAGAAATGCTGTATTCTTTAATGAAGCTTTTGAATCTGCTTTAAAAAGAAAAGCAGGAATTAAAAATAAACTTACAGCTAATAAACCATTTGCATCTATATCAGATACAGAAGTTAATAGCTTATTAGACAATTTAGTATTAGGAAAAGAAATAAGTAATATCAGAAATGAAATTAAATCATTAGAAGATTTAAAGAAATCTGGTACATTAAATCCTGAGTTAAATAAAGAGTTAGAAAACAAAAAGAAAAAATTAGAAGCTTACACAGAGTTATTTAATGAAACAGAAACATTTAATAATTTCTTTAACAGATATGAAAATCTTGAGTTGATTAAAAAATCAATGAAAAAAGAACTTGAAAAAAGAAATATTAAAACTGATGAATTAACTGATGAAGCTGTTATTGCAGCTATAGATAAAAATTTAGGGGCTTTTGATGATGTAAATAAAGCTGAAAGAATACAAGCATATAAAAGAAGTGTAGACAAATATTTAAAGTCTATTGCTGATGTTAGTAATGATAATGTATTTGATGAAAAATTAGATGACTTATTTAATGATTTATTAGATCACCAAAAACTAGATACAGAATCTAAAAAGTTGGTTAGGTATAATAACCTACTACATAACCCGGAAGAATTTTTAAAACTTGTAGAAAGAAATACAGAATGGTTAAAGTCACTCTATGATAATAGAGAAAATATTTTTAGAGATATTGTAACTGAACAAATAGGTATTGTAGAAGCAAACTCTTTACTAAATGCTTTAGCAGATAGAGGTATCTACATGAGTGTAGATGACTTTGCAGAGTTTATTAAAAATGGAACTAAACCAAAAGAGTTCTTTAATGAACCTGCTAATGAAGTATATAGAGAAGGTACTACTGAATATGATGAAATTTTTGAAGAGTACTTAACTAAGTTTAATGCACTTAGACCTGAAAAACCAGTAAGCCAAGAAGAAGATGAACTCTTTGGTCAAGACTTAGATCTTGACATGATTTTTGAAGATGAAGAAACAGCACAAAAAACTAAAGAAGAACTTTATAAATCATATACTCCAGAACAAAAAGCTTCTATTAAAAAGATTGAAGAGTTAATTAAACTTCAGGAAAATGTAAAAGCAGGAGAAACACTTAAGGTAGATGACCCTACAACAGGATTAAAGGCCGGAGAAAAAGCTTATTTAATAAATGATCTTTTCCATAGAAGGGTTACTAATGCTATAAAAGATGTAGAAGCAAGTGATTACCAATATACAGATAAAGCAGTTTTAGAAGATATATTTCAAATTGCTTTTGGTGGTAATGTTCTTAAAGAAAATACTGGAGCAGAAGACTTTACCTTTAAAGGTAAAAACTATGTTAAAGATTTAGTACCTACAGAAGGTGGTTATAATATTAAAGTATCAGAAAAATTAGAAGATGGTACAATAAAACCTTTATCAGAAACTGAGTCTTCAATACTAGGTTTTATTTATTTAGCTAAACAAGCTGATCTTGCTGGATTTAGAGATGTGTTATATGAAGAACTAGCAGATGAATTAACTAATATTTTACAACCAACTACAACTCCTGTTTCTAATAAAGCTAATATAGAAAGATTAGAAGCTTTAAATTTATTAGATAAGGAATCTACAGAGTTTTTTAAAGATGGTATAGATAAAAAAGTAACAGATATAGAAAATGAATACTTAGAAAGATTATTAAATTTAGAATATTTGTCAAAACCTTTAGTTTTAAAAGATATATCTCAAAAAGAATATAATGATCAAGTTGCTTCTATAAAGAAAAGTTATGAATCTAAAATTAATAGTGTTGGTAAACGTAGATATAGAATTAATCTTGAAAGTGCAAGAGATAAGGAATTAGCTGATTTAAAAAGAAAATATGATGCAGAACCAGCTGTTTCTACCAGTCCTGTTTCTGATAAGAAAGCTGATATAGAAAGAAGAAGACAGGAAGAATTAGATAGAAAACTTAATAATAGAAAAGGCGCATTAGAAGTACAACAAGAATTTGAAAATAACTTAAAAGAAAATCAAGAAATACCAGAATATTCTAAAGTTGGGGTTAAATATAATGAAGGGTCAGAAGTAACAGCAACTTTTCAAGATAATACATCTGAAACATTTAAAGGCGAGCCTTACCCAATAGTTATAAATGTTATCAAGCCAGCAATTATAGAAAATGGAAAATTGATACAAGCTGCTGTATTACAAATAGGTATGTTTGATTCTAAAGAATCTGCCGATAATTGGGTTTCTGGTATAAAAGATAGAAATGCTAAGCAACTAACGCAGCTTGAGCAGGAAATCAATGCTAAATATGATGCAGAACTAGATGCTTTAGAAGAAGCTCCAGTAAGTACTGAAGAACAAACTACTAGTGCTCAACCTGTAAACATAAGCAATGAAGATTTATATAATAAGATATATAAGTTTGTATCAGAAAAAACATATGAAGATGGTAGAGAAGCTGGTAATTATATAGATCAAGCTGCAAAAGATTTTTTGGGTGAAGGTAAAATGCCGGAGTTTGATCCTAATAAAATTACTAAAAAAGCTTACTTAGATTTATTTGGACCAGATGGACACCTTACCCAAATAAAAAGAAGAATTGATAATGGTGAACTTTATATAGTAGCTAAAGGATTAGTAGTATATGATTCTAATATAGAAAAGCTTGATGGTACTACAGATAGGATTGCCGGAGAAATTGACTTAATAGCAGTAGATAGAAAAGGTAAAATACATATCATAGATATTAAAACAGGAAATGAGGATAAGTGGTTTAAGTTTAATAAAATTAAAAAGACTAAAAAAACAGCCACCACAAAAGATGATGGTATATATTCTAAAAGAGAAAACTATACTTTACAACAAGCTACTTATGCTACCTTATTAAAAAGAATGATTGGTGTTGATGCTAGTATATCTATATTACCCGTTCAAAGAAGTTCTGATCCACAAACTGGAAAAATTTTAACTGCAGGAAAACCTACAGCTCAATACATATATCAACCTTTAATTTATAGAAGAACACCTGATGGCAAAATATCAAAAAATTCTATTGGTATTAAAGAGTTTGAAGTAGATAATTCACCACAAGTTTCAGAAATGCTTATTCCTCTTTATATGGCTAGTGTAAGAGATGAGATGAATACTCTTTTCCCAATCACAAGATATAAGGATGCAACAGGTGAGTATGTTGAAGAAATGATAGATTTATCTGGTGTATCTAAAACTGTATCACCTAAAGATAAATTAAATACCCTTACTAAAAAATATGAAAATAGTACTAAGAAGATAGACTCTCAAATAGAAACTATTCAAGAAAGACTTAGTAAATTTAATATTACTCAGAACTTTGATAGTATAGACCTATCAGAAAACTCTGACTTTGTACAACAACAACTAGAAAAAGATGAAGCTTTTGCTAATGTATTTAAAGTACATAAAGATAGATTTGTTGGAAAAGTTGCTTATGCACCAACTCCCGGACAATTATTAGCAATTGACGCATTATCTACAGGAGTATTAACTCCGGAAGAAATAGATTTTGTACAAAATAGTAATCCTAATAGAGAAGAAGTATCTGAAATAATACATGAAGCAGTTAAAAGAATACAGTATTTAAAAGTTAATACAACCAGTGATGTTGCTGCTAGAGCATTTTCAGATTATCAAAGAGATGTCTTTAATTTAATTAGTTTAAATAATACTAATGCTCAAGATAAAGCTATCTTAGAAACATTTGTTAATGCATCTCAAGCTACAACACCTCAAGAAATACAAGATGCTGTAAATAGTTTAGATACATTGCAGAGTAGTCTAGAACAGCAATTAAGTAACAAGTTTTTAAAAGATAATGTTATACAAAAAATACAAGGTCAACTTAAAGATGTTAAAGATTTTAATGCTAACTTTAGATTAGATTCAGGCTTTGTTGATGTAGTAGATATTTTTGCTGATCCAATAGATTCTACAATAGATGGAGAAAGTGTTGTAAAAGTAAATGATATTTATTATCTTAATAAGGATGGTAACCCTAAAATGGTGGTAACAGAGATATTAGAAAATGGAAACATTGTGTTAAAATTAGCTACTAAACAAAATACACCTAGAAAAAATGCAAAAGAAATGGTAGTCTCTCCAAATGAATTGTCAAATAATTTTGTTAAAGAGTCAGAGTTAAATAATGTCTCTGATAAACAAACAACATATACAACATCTCCTGCTGAAAAAGAAATTTTAGAAGAAACTTTTGATGCTCAAGATGTTTTCCTTGCATCTGATGAAGCTAAACAAGAAGCTTACAATATTGGTATGGAAACAAATGTGGAGGATATAAAGAATGATTTAATTAATAAATTTAAAAACTGTCAGTAATGATCCAATGTGCTATAAATGATCCAGAGATAATAAAATCACTTTATTCATATGTTGTTGCAAATTTAAAAGAGGCAGAAAAAAAAGGAAGTTTTGATCCAAATGAGTTCATGCAAAATTTTTATAATGAACTTAAAGCTAATGGTTCACCAGAAGCTGCAGCAAAATACATTGCATCATTACCTAAATTAATATCAAGTGTATATACTTCATATTTTTTTGAAAGTAATATTAATATTGATGTAAATAAATTAAAAGAATTAAACATATCTTTTAGATCAGAAGATGGTATCAATAATGTACTAAAAGAATTTGACAAGCCTATAGATGCTGATAAAATTAATGCTAGTATAAATACAGATGATATATCTGAAAATGAGATTGAAATAAAAGAAACAGTAATTAATGAACCAGTTATACCTTCAAGAAGATTTAGAACATTTAGTCCTTTAACAGGTACAGGTCAATCATATGTTAAAATAAAACCTTCTGCAAAAAATTCTAAAGAACTTGTTGTAGAAAGAATAGATCCAAATAAAATACATATTGTTAATACAATGGCTTCTATAAGCAATAGTATGAACAATCAAAGTATTACAGATGGTGTAATATATCAAGGTAAAAAACTATTCTTTAGAGCTTATAATTTAAATGATTTTGCTACTGGAAATAGACAACAATTATTTGATAAAACAACTGAAGATGAAATTATAAAAGCTAGATCAATTGGTGATAAAACACCTAAAGGAGTTTTAAAAATTAATGAAAGAGTTGTATTAATATTATCTGATGAAGCAGGAAATCAACTTTACTTTGATGATGCTGGTAATATTTCTAATGAAAATGAAGGTAAAATTGTTTACCAATTCTTAAGACCAGTAAGAGTAGTTGAGAATAAACTTGTAACTACTAATATTTATAGTAATGAGAATGCTATTCTTACACCAAAAGAAATTGCTAGAAGTACTTATAAAGAAGAATTTGGAGATAAACAAGCTTACTTAGATTCAATAATAAAAGAACAAGAGGAAGACTTAGCAACTCTTAAAAAAATACAAGATGCTGCTTTAAGAAGAAAGCCTTCAGATGCTGCCTACTTATTACCTATTACAGGAATGACTAATGGTATAACTACTCTAGATTCTGCTACAACTATATCTCTAGAAAACTTAATAACATTTCCTAATCAGTCTAAAAAAATTATATCTACAATTGAAACTCAATCAAAAGAAAGTGGTGTTGTAAAAAAAGGTGGAGGAACTATAGAAATAAATAGTGAAAGGTTTCCTATTGATAGGATGAGAATAACTAATGATATAGCAAAACAAATTTCAGAAATTATTATAGAACCAGGATTAACTGTTCAACAAAAATATGATTTTATTAAACAGTTTATTCCTATAGGAATGACAAAAAGTGTTAGAAATTTTGACATAACATATAATTTTGAAAAAAACTCATTGTTCTTAACTATATATGAGAAGCCTAACCTAATAAACCAAATAGCTCAATACAATCTATCTAATACTAATCTAAACAATGTAAATACAGCAAAAGCTTCTGAAGACTTATTTAATGCTTTAACTGAAGGTTATAATGGCTATGCTACTTTTATAAGTTATGATAATGATGCACTAAGAAATAACTCATATAGAATTTATAAAGGTGGTAAAACATTTGAAAAAGACAGTTATTATAATTTAATACTTGCTCAAAATCCTAATATTTCACTCATAGAAAATAACCCAGGTTTCTTTAACTATTCATTACAGTTTGATGTTCCTACAGGTCCTACAGTTTCTAATATAGTTACAGTAAAAGCATTTAGAACATCTGGTACTTTTTCTTCTAGAGTAGGTTATGCACAGAGAGGCTCTGGTTTATATTATGCATTAGATAAACCTTTTCAAGAAGTTCTTTCTAATGATCCTGTAGAAGAAGTAACCGTATCTTATGATCCTTCTAAGACTTTAGATGCAACAACAGAAGAAGGTCAAACTAGATTTATGGATATTAAAAGATCTGCAATTGAAGGCAAATCATTTAAGTCTATGCAAGAATCCAATGATGCTGTAACAGAAGCTATGATTGCTAATGGCTATGAATCACTAATTGGTTGGATTGAACAAGATGTAGAAGAAGCAGGTAGAGAACTTGTTTTATATAAACCTATTGCTGAAAAAAGACAAGAACCTGTTGATGATGAATTCATACCTGTAAATACTACTACTGCAGCTGATATAGAAGCAACAAGATTATATAATATAATAACTTCACCAGAATATATTGATGAGATGGCTCGTCAAGGTATTTTGGCAAGTGAGTCATGGCATTTAAATAAATTATTAAAAAATGAAATACAAAAGAATTCTCAGTACACTAAAGAATTTGCTAGAGAAGTACTTGACAGTTTAATATTAATAACTAACTTTTCACAAAAACAAATTAATATTATAAATAACATTATAGATAATAAAGTTGAAGGTGCTGAAATTAAAAGTGGTACTGATATAATACAAAATATTGTTCAGCCAGAAGCTCCTCAGCCTCATAATAATCCAACTAACTCTAATAAACCTGATGATTTAATAGATGGATTATTTAGAAGAGCAAAAAACTTAGATGAAAAAATAAGTGAAAAGAAAATAAAACAGTCTATTGATTGGTGGAATAGTCCTGGAATGAAAGCCATGAGAGATGCAATAGACTTGAATCCTATAATGAATATAGTAAATTCAGATATATATGCTACTTTTATTGTAAGTGCGGGAACTTTAGCAAATCCAGATAGACTTGGTAAGATAAATTATAATGTTCAGAAAGGTAGTGTATTCCAAAATCTAACAATATATCATGAGGCATGGCATGCTTTCTCACAATTATTCTTAACTCCTCAACAAAAGACTGATCTATATAATGAGATGAGATCTTTAAAGGGAACCTTCACTTTAGAAAATGGGGAAACCTATAGTTACTCTACAGCAGAAATAAGACAATTAGAGGAAAAGTTAGCAGAAGATTTCAGAAACTACATGAAGACTGAAAAACCTGAAACTAAAACTCCGGTTAAAAATACTATATTTAGACAAATATTAAATTTCTTAAAAGCTTTATTAGGTAAATTTCTTAAGAAGTTTAACAAAAAAGATGTTACTATAGATGCATTAAATTCACCAATGGCAAAAGAATTGTTTAACAATTTGAGAGTTGGTAATTTAAATAGTTATAAACCTCTTATATCTAATGCTGAACTATTCTCTTTAGATAGAGGTGTAAGAAATGTAGAAAACCCTAGAGAAGATGTACTTAGTAAACAAGATAGTACACAATTAGTATCTGCAATAGATTCTATAATTGCTGAAATTATAGATGCAAGATATAAGAAATATAAAAATGTTCCCGGAGCTAAAGCTATAACAATAGCTACTCTTGTTGAAACTCAAAGAAGAGAAATACTATTAAATGAAGTTAGAGAGGTTTTAGAAAAAAAACTTAAAACAGAAAAAGATAAACTAAATAAATTAAAACCAAATTTTGATTTTAATGGGTTATCTACTTTACAGAATATAAAAGACTATGCATCTGCCAAATTAACTAATAAAAAAGGTGATCATAAATATGTATTCTTAGCTTCTCAAATTTTAGATTTTTCTAAACTTGATCCTTCTTTAAAGAAAGGTGAAAGAGTAAAAGGTGAATCATATGCAGGTACTATAAAAATTGTTTCTGATTTTTATAAGCATAAAGAAATTAAAAATGAGAATGGTAAACCTGTAGATATAATTGTAGTATCTAATTTAGAGGATGCTGAAGTACAATATAATAACTATGTAAAAGGTGAGGCAAAAGCTTATACAGGATTTGAGCTTAATCAAAAAGCTTTACAGCCTAATTTAAATTTATCTGAAGATGAAGCTCTAATACTAGATAATATTAGAATACTGCAATTAACTCTTAGTAACTGGGGAGATAATAAATCTGGTGTTATTAAATACTATTTAGAAAATACTGACTATGAAGTAGCAAAGAAAAAGTATGAAACAGATTATACAGAAACAGTAGATGCTGATGGTAATACAATTGACCAAACAAAAGTTGGTGATGGTGTTACAAGCCAACTAGAAATAAATAATGATAATTTAAAGGGCAAGGTTTCTCTACAACAATTAATGAGTAAAGAAACAGCTTATATATTAAAGAGTTTGTTTAAAGTAGATTCTCAAGGAAACACTCCTGTAGATAGATTTGGATTTAAACAAAGAGCTGATTTTTCTAAGATATTTAATATTGTAGCAAAAACTATTGGTGGTATAAGAGATAGACAAAAAGCTTATGATGCTCTTGTTAGAGAAGCAGAAAAGTTTCCGGAAATTAAACAATTAATTGAAAGTAAATATCCTGAACCAAATACAAGAAACACTTATGAATTTGATATAAGTAGACAATTCTTACAAGACTTTGGTAAAGCTAAAGTTAAATACATGCAATTGTTTGCTACACTAAGTGATAATGGTGAGTTTGATTTACAATCTGTACAAGCTTCTTTATCTATTAGTTCTATACAAGGTAGATGGATTTCTGAATTTAAGAGTTCTCCTAAAACTCCATATATAAATAAGAGTGCAAATAATGTTTCTTCTTTAAATTTAAATGCAATTGTATCTGAGTTTAGAGAAAAAAGCGGGAACTTAAAAAAATCTAAATCTTTAGAGTTTGCTCAAGCTATAGGTATTGGTTTAGATACAAACAAAAATATAATTTCTGAACTTGATAAAAACTCTGATTACTATGGTTTACCTTATATATTTGATGCTGTAATAGAGTTTAATGAACTACAGTTACTTGAACAAGCAGGTCAAACATTAACCCCACTTCAAAAAGAATACTTAGATAAATTTAGATTAAACCCACTTGAGACTTTAAAAACAACTGTACCAAAAGATGTATTTACAGGAATAATAAAAGAGGACTTTAATGAGAATACTCAGTTAAGAAGACTTGCTGAATTACAAGGTAAATATGGATATGATTCAGCTACAGCAGGTGTAATTAGATCTAATGGTAATACAGGATATGAAGACATAAACTATAGTACTTATTCTGCTAGATTAGATGCTCTTAATAATGTAGAAAAAATAACAGATCTATGGCAAGAAAAGCAGTATTCTTATATGAGTTATCTTGACCCTACTATAAATACTTATACTAGACATTTAAAAATACTGAATAGTATATTTGATAGATATGAAAAAAATGGTGATAGAAAAAAAGGTAGATATATTGAAGCTATTGCTGTAGATGGTACTAATATAAATGATGATCTAGGTAATACTACTACTGAACTAGATGATAAATCCAAGTTCCTACAAGAGATTCATAGTATGCTTCTTGCAGGCTGGGCAGAACTACCGCGTATTTCTGAGAAAAAGTTTTCACAAGGTTTTAGAGTTATAGGTGGAATAGAAAATGGATTAGTTCTTGAGAAGGGTGCTGATAAAAACTTGTATGTAGATATCAATATGTTCTTTGAGGGTAACAAGGGAGAAAATTATGCTATAGTTGAATATCTTTCTGGTTACTTAGAAGGAGAGTTTGATAGAATAAAAAAGTTTAAAGGATCACAAAGAAATGAGCTTTTAAAAATTACAGGTTATAATAGAGTAGTAGATGAAGTTAATGGTAAAAAGATTTATGCCGGAGAAGTATTTAGTGCATTTGATACTGTACTGAGCCCGGAGACTAAAACCAAATTATATAATCTTATTGAAGAAAATATAAATGTTAATTTAAGAACTTCATTAAAAACTGATAGAGAGTTAGCACGTCTAGTATCTAATGATTTTAAAAATTATTTTAATGAATTAGTTTCTGATTATTCTAAAACTTACTATCAAGATGTTCCTTATTTATCTGAGTCTCTTTTAAGAAAAGCTGGTGTTAAACTTTCTGAGTCACCTACATCAGAAGAACTTAAAGCAATAAGAAATAATAAGACTATAACAGATAATATTATTAAAGCTTATGCTTATAATGATTGGATACATAAGTTTGAAACATCTATAATAATGTTTGGTGATTTTGCTCAATGGGATCATGCAAAAGAAGATTGGTCTAAAAGGATTCCAGGAGCTACATCAGATGGTACAGGTTTCTTATATGATCAAGGCACTCAAGATTTTATTAATAATACATTTAATGCACCTTATGAAATTAAAAATGAGTCAGGTCAAAAGGTAGAAAAGCTAAGAACATATGCTGCAATAGAGACTGCAAAAACTAATGGTAAAATAAACTATGATAATTATGTTTTTTCAGACATATTAAATACTGCTGTTATTCAAGATATAGAAAGAAAAAGTATATATCTAGATGATATGAAAGCTGCTTGGAAAGAAGAGTTTTCTAAAACATATGATAATGAAACTGCAGAGTATTTTACAAAACTAAATGCTGAAGCATTTGAGAAAATGACTGAAGGTGATGGTATGGCTTATATGACAATAGATGCATATAGAGCTTTACATAAAACAGGTAGAGGATGGTCTATAGCTCAAGAGAACTTATATCAAAAGATTATAAATGGTGAAAAAGTTACTCAAGCGGAGGCTGCTCAGTACTTTCCTATTTATAAATTACATTATTTTGGTGCACTAAAGAATGACTTAATTGCTACTACAGCAATGCATAAGTTTTCTGTTATGCCTTTAATTCCAGGTGTTAATGCTAAAGAAGGTTCTCAATTAGATAAGCTTCATAAAAAAATGCTTAGAGAAAATGTACAATATGTTACATTTGGTTCTGGATCTAAAGCTGCTAACTTAACTTCTACAGGTAAACTAGATAATATATTTGCTTCAGATCAACAAAAAGCTATCTCTGATGATGTAGAATTTACATTAAATCCAATTTACTTAGCTAATTTAAAAGAAGTTACTGTAATTAATGATGAGTTTAAAGGTGAGCTTCCAATAGCTACACAAACAAGAGCTATTATTTTAGATAACTTGTTTGAAAATGGTAAGATAAAAAATGAAAATAATAAACAGATAATAGATAGTTATTTAAATACTATTAAAGATTACACAAAGTTATTACAATCAGATCTATTAAATGAAATAGGTTATGTGTATAATGAAGAAACTAAAAGATATGAAGGTAATCTTAAAAACTTTGTTGAATTTATAAGAGAAGAATTAGCAGCAAAAGATATACCTAATCACTTAGTTAAATTAATAAATACAACTGAGGATGGTCAGTTAACAATGGATCTTTCTATTCATCCTGAGTCTCAGGATATTGAACAGTTGTTAATGAGTGTAATTCAAAAAAGATTAATTAAACAAAAAACTAATGGTGAACCACTGGTGCAAGCACCTACATCATTTACAAATGGTTGGTGGGACACACAATTTAGTAATGTAACAGATCCAGAAGAAAGAAAAAAATTATTAGGATCTAACACTCTACCTTTTTATTTAAGAGGAGAGATTATAAATAAAGAAACTGGTGAAAGAGCAGCTACAAAAATGATGAAAGTAGCAATTAGTTTACAGGGTTCTTATAATAATCTTTTAAACCAAGTATATAAAGGTCAAAAAATAGGTACCATTGAAAGACTTAATGAACTTATTAAAGATGAGGAATGGTTGAATACAGGTAATAATAGAAAAGCAATTACTATAGGTGGACCAAGAATTCCAAATGATGCTACAAATACTATAGAAGGTGCTGAAGTATGGCATTTTGTAGATCCTGCATTTGGTAATACTGTTATTGTTCCTACAGAAATAGTTGCTAAAGCTGGTTCTGACTTTGATGGTGATAAACTTTTCTTTGCAATGGCTAACATTGATAAAGATGGTAATTACATTAGTAAAGGAATTTCTGATTTTGAAAATAAATTAAAGAAAGCTCAAGAACTTGAGAAACAGTTTGAGGAAAAGAAAGCTTCTAATAAAAAATTAACTAAAGAAGATTTTGAAAAACTTCCTGAAATAAGTTCTGAACAATTAATAGAGCAACAGAAAAGATATTTACAAAATAAATATATTGAAACTCATACATCTTTGTTAGCTCTTCCTGAAAACTATGCATATCTAGTTACACCAAACTTGACTCACTTGGTAGATAAATATATACCGTATTTAGAGAAAACAAGAAGTGGTTATGATAGATATAAAAACCCAGGAAATATTGAGCCTAATAAATCAGCTCCTGATAAAGATGGAAAAAGAAAAACAGTTATAAGTCCTACAAGATTATTAGAGGCAACCTATAACTTGTATAAACATGCTGCTAATTTATCTTTAGAGCCTTCATTAGGTATACAAGCTAAAATAACAAAGAACCATACTATATTTAAAACCATTGGAGCTAAAATGCCTAATACATATAAAGATGAGTTCTTTAATTTAGATACAGGTGAGTTAATTATAAAACCATTGGAACTACCTTTAGTAATGAGATTTTTACATAATGTAGTTAGAAATGAAAAAGGTGAATTAGTAATTTCATTATCCGGAGAAAAAACACAGAAGGGTAGTAGAATTACTGACTTAAACTCACATAATCTTAATGGTATATTAGATAGAGCAAAAAATCCTTTTCCTTTTGATCTACAGATGACTCCAGAAGGTATTAATGTAATTAGTTACTTAATACAAGCAGGAGTAAATGAAGAAGAAGTATTCATGTTTGTTAATCAACCTTTGATTAAAAAATACATGGAAGACCAAAGATTAATGAATAGTGCATACTATACTATTATAAATGGTCAAAAAGCTTCTAAGGTTAAGAGTACAGCTCTATATGATATTGCAATACCTATATTAGACACATTAAATGATGGACAAAAAACTGATTTACTAAATAAGGTAAACCGTGAAAAACTAAGAGCTGCTATTAATACAGTTAGAAAGTTAGAAGATCAAAATGTATTTGTTATAACCCCTAATGCAAGTAAAGGAAGATTACTATCAATAAATGATTTAGCAAATGAGTTAAACTCTAAAAAAATAACTGAGGTAGATAAGATATTTCTTTATAACAAATCAGAAGATAAGTATAATATAATACTATATAAATCTGCTAGTGAGGTAGGAGATTTATTAGATAATTCAACAATTCCTTTTACAACAGAAGTTTTATCAAGAACTTATTTACCCGCAGGTGATATTAGGTTAGAAACTTTATATGATGGCATATCAACAAATGATAGTTCAAGTTTAAAATCACTGGCATTATTCATGAACTTTATTGAGTTAGAAAAACAATTTGAAGGAATGGATAACTTACAACAGTCTTTTGCTCCAGATACTTCAACATTAACTACAACTCAACAAGTAAGACAAAGAAAAAGTAATTATAAAATGCTTGCTAAGTCTAGTAAAATAGACAATGGAACCTTTGAAAGATTAACTAAAGACTCTGTAGTATCTTCATTTAATGTAGATGATTTAATATTAGATTTAATATTACCATTATTTCCTTTAAGATTAAATGTTGACATCAGTACTTTTATATCAGACAAAATAGTTCAGGAAAGAAGACTTATAAAATCAAAATTTGGAACAGGTATAAAGGGACAAGAAAACTTTACTAAAGCTTATAATAATGGTGTAATTAACTTTATATATCAAAACTATATTTCTAATTTTCAAAATGAAGATGGTAAATTAGTTAATGTGGGCCCTGAAGTCGGAGGCTTTCCTACTTTAATAGATGATAATGCAGACTTTGATGCTATTGTAGAAAATGGTGTAATGATCATAAATACAAAAGCTATTGAAGATGACTTTAATAATAAAGTATTTTTAGAAGGAAACACTACTGCTAGAAATTATGCAGAACAAGGTCTAGATGTATTTAAACCTAATCAAAATCCTTTCTTAAATTTAAATAGTTACTATAGATATGTTTTAGAAAGAGAGGCGTTAAGAGTTAAAAATCCTATTGAATCCTTAGAAAATGATTTAGCATATAAAGAGTTTTTAAGTAAACTAGGTAATATTCCTGAAGATGCGTATGAAGCATGGTTATCTGAAAAAGCTTTAAGAGATAGTTATAATAAAGCTTATATAATGGGCTCTACTAAATATAGTTATTCAGATACTATACTTGATCTTATAAGAGGTTTATCAGATAAAGTAAAATCAGAGTATCCTATATTATCACAGATTGCACCTGCTGAAACAAGAAGAGCTAATGTAAAACTTCTACAATTAAATAATAAAAAGCTTGTAAAAGGACAGTTAGCAGAAATATATTACTCTAACTTGCGTAACTTAGGAGATGTTACTATTAAAAAAGTTGATGATCCAGAATTAAATAAAAGAATATCAGACTTATTTAATGAGTTCTCATTAATGATGTTTTATCAGCATGGGGTTGGACCTACTAAATTTGGATTTACAAAAGCTTTAGATCCTGAACAGTATCAAAAATTAATGCGTTATGCAGTAGATGATTTCTTTAAAAATTATTTTATATCTCCAGAGGATACAAATAAAATTTTAAATAGAATATATGATACTGTTGTAAGTGAAGAAATGTTCAAGAACTATTCTGTTCCTTTAAAAGGTTTTCATGCTAAAGAAGTAAAAGATGAATTTATAGAGTCATTTGATTTATTAACTGGTTTATCAGAGGGTCCTGTTATTATGTCTGCAGAAGACATTGCTTCTTATAACACATACTTAAGTAAGAGTAATAACATTAAACCTAAAGTATTCTTTACTCCAAAAACTTTATTTACAGAATTTTATAATAATGTAACGGGTAAAAGACAAACTATGCCTGAAAGTGCACAGTGGAATCTAAACTCATATGGTTATTATGATATGATAGATAATGCCACAAAAGAAGTTTACATACAAAATGTAGACTTAGCAACTGGTAAAAAGATGTTATTAGCTGATGAAGTATATCCTAAATCTTCTGTTAAACCAGGGAGAACTCCTGCAAGTAAAGTAGTTGGTATAAATATTAGTACTAAATCATCTGATAAGCTGGGTAGAGAGTTAACAAATCCTAACTGGGGTGCTAAAAATATTATGGATATAGAAGCTGAATATAAAGCAAATGCTTCTAAAATAAAAGCTCCTAATCTTAATGCAGAAGAAGCATTAAGATATGATATGAATCTTATGTATAAACTTCAGATGAAAAAGTTTAAGGCTCATCCAGAATTGGTTAAAGAAATAACAGATAGAGGTGGTGTGCCTTTCTTAGAAGCTTCTGAACATACTGTAGGAGTAAAAGGTAGCAGATGGGAAGGTAAAGGAACTGATAGCAATTTTATTAAAGTTCTTATCAGATCTTATCAAGATTCTTTAAAAGCTAACCAAGCTCCTGTAAGTGCTACAAACAATCCAGCAGAATATACTAATCATTCTGGAGGAGCTAACGGCTCTGATACTGAGTGGGATGTTATTGGTAAAGAGTTTGGAATGGTAAATAATAACCATTACTATACTGGGGTAAAAAGTCCAAAAAATGCACCATTAGGAAACGTAGATATTACAGATGAACCAATAGCTGTAGAAGGAGCAAGTAAAGTTGCTCAGGCTGCTAAACAAATGTGGGGTTACAAGTATAACACAATGAAAGACCAGAGACTGATTAGAAATTGGGCTCAGGTTGCTAATTCAGATGCAGTATTTGCTATTGGTACATTAGGTAAAGAAGGTGATATCTGGAAAGGAGATGAGAAATCTGCTGAACCAAGAAAACTTCTCAAGTTTGCAGTGCAAGGTGGAACAGGTTATGCTGTAGAAATGGCTATACAAGCTGGTAAACCTGTATATGTATTTGACCAAGTAAGAAATCAATGGTATAAAAATATTAATGGTGAATGGTCTAAATCTGAAGTACCAACTCTTACTAAAAACTTTGCAGGCATAGGCACTAGAGAAATTAATGAAGCTGGTAAACAAGCTATTAGAGATGTATATGCTAATACATTTAAAGCTACTACTCAACCTACTGTACCAGTAGGAGAAGTTAAAGAAGGAGTAGCAGAACTATTTAAATCTAATCCTGAATTAGCTAATATAGGAACTGCACAACAATACTCTAGATATCTTGACACTATATTCCCTGATAATGCAATAGTTTACAGAGGTAGTGAAAAAGGAAGAACTGATTTTCAGACAAGAGGGTTTTTTACTGATAAATTAAGTTATGCAAAAGAATATGCTTTTGACAAAGGGTTTGTATCTAAAAGTGAAAAGGAAATAGTAAACACATTTCTAATTAATACGGCTAATGTGAAGAATGTGGGAGAAATGAATACTGAATCTGTAAAAAATGAACCACAAGATTTGGTATTAAAAGGTACAGATAAAGGCAGAACAAAAGAATCAGGTAATGTATATGCTACAACATCAAAAAATTTACATGAATTAGGTAGTAAACAAGATATAGAAGGGTTTAAAGAGTTTGTACAAGGTGAATCTTTTATTAAACCAGGAGTATCAGAACTATTTGAATCTAAACCAGTATTAAGTACTATAGGAACACCTGAACAGTATAGTAATTGGATTAACTATCTTACTACTCAAGGTAAACTAGCAGGTACACAAGCTACTGATATACTTTATCATGGTACATATGAAGTATTTGAAGAGTTTGATGAAGATAAAAAAGGAACAAACACTGGTATAATTACATATCAATCAGAAGATAAATCTGAGCAATTCCTTAGTGATTCAGCAAATACTATTTTCTTTTCAGATAGAAAAACAAATGCTATTAGTTATACACTGTTAGGTAGAGATAGATATTTATCTGAAATTTTAGATGCTTTACAAAATGTAAGAAGTGGTGTAAAAGACTATGTAGAAGATGCTGTAGAAGTTTTAAAAGGAGTTCCTTATTTTAATAATCTTATTGATAAAGCAAAAAAAGAAGGTAAAACTACTAAAGAAATAATTGATTTATTAGGAAAAGAAGAAACCAGATTAGCTAGAAAATATAAAGAGGGCTCTAGTTCACTTTTTACAAACACATTAGCTAGTACAGAGAATTCATTAAAAACTCTTAATAAGTTTTTGTCTAATATTGATATATTTAAAAAAAATAATGACATTGATTTTACTAATTCAACAAGTAACTTTAGGATTTTTAAAAAAGGTAACAGAACAGAATTTGCTAGATTTGATAAAGGAAAAACTGTATTAACGGCAGAAAGGTTTTATGCAGATGAAGTTACTAATGATAAGATTAAAGACTTTATTAATGCTGCAATTGCTGAAGATAATAATACTTATGCTCAAGTAAAAAAGGATATGAAAAGTGTAGGTTTTGAAGAAAAGGCAATGCCTGTTCTTTTAAATTTACAAAATCCATCTGTTCATGATTATGAAGGATCAGCATTTCCTGATGTATACAAAAATACAAAAACAAGAACAGCTGCTTTTGCTGCAAAACAAGTTGCTGATGCACTTAAAAATGGAAATGATGGTGTTATTTATGAAAACATTGTAGATCCTTTATTATCTAATTCATATGGAGTATTTGATGTAAAAAATATATATATACTTGGAGGAACAGAAGATATACAAGGATTTAAAAACTTTGTATCCGGTCAACCTACTGTAGAACCAGTAACATCAACTGGTGAACCTACAATACAAGAAGAAGATATGAAAGTATTCCAAGCAGCATTAAAAGATAATGATGGAGTATTACCAAATAAATTTATTGTAAGTTTACCTACTGGTACAAGAACTTGGATTAAAAATTCTAGAAACTTATATGATCTTGTAGATGAAAATACTATACTATTAAGAAATGTAAATATGGAATCTGGTCTAGTTGAAGAAGCAACTACTACTCCTGTAGATGAAAGTAAAAGAAAAGCTCTAATAGATCAGTTTACAAATTTACGTAAGACTATGCCTATAGATGAAATTTTAGCTGAAAAAGGTATAGATGCTAATGATGTATTATTAAATTTACAAAAAGCTAAAACACAAGAAGAGTTGTTAAAAATAGAAACTGAAATACTTAAAAAATTATGTTAGCCTGCCCTAATAAAGATAGTGAAGATTGGAAAAGACTTTTAGCAGAAGCTAATGGTAATGAATCAGCTGCATTTGAAGCTTGGTTGTTAGAACAAGATCTTCTAGATGATGGTACTCCAGATACACTTACATTTTCAGATGAAACAGAAGACTTTGCTGAAGAAGCTGAAGCTGCAAAAACTGATGAAGAAGAATCAGACCCTAGAGATTTTGGTAATTTAGTTGATAGTGTAATATTATATCTTGAAAAACAATATGCTACTCTTCAAAATAAAGTCATTACTAATAAAGAATATAAAAAGAAAAAACTCAGAGATCTTATTGAAGAAGTAAAGGTTGCAGAAGGTGTTAAATCTATTTACTTATTTGTAGATGATGCTTATGAAAAATCCAGAAAGGCATCTTTAGAAATGGCTTATCTTTTAAAAAATAAAGAAACTCTAGATCCTAAAGAAGTAATAGGAAAATTATCTGCTATAAATGATTTTATTAATGGGTATTCTATACTAGATGAAATAAGTAAAGCAGATCTAGATAATTACTTTACAGCAGATAGTATAACTAATAGAGTTCCTGGACAACCTTTGACACCTCAACAAAAAATTATTGAGATGAAAGGTATACATGAAACTATTAAACAAAAAGTATTAACAGAAGGTATTCCCTTAATTGCAGACTTTTTATTAGAGTATAAAGGTCCAGATATTACTAACAGGCTAGAATCAGATATGACTGTACTAGATCAAAGAATATCTGATATAGAAAACAGTAACTTAAGTGATGAAAAAAAAGCTGAAAGAATAGCTCAATTAGAAGAAAGAAAAGAAAAGTTTAAGTCTTTTAATTTAGATAGAGAAGGTTTAATAAAAATGCTTAAAGTAGCAAATAAAGATGAAGATGTATTTGATTTCTTAGTAGGGCCTTTAATTAGTTCTCATGATGCTTCTCTAGGATTATTTGCTAAAGCTATTAAAGGTGGACTAGAAGAAGCCCGTCTTAAGGATATAGTAATGGAACGTACTGTAGCAGAAACTTTTGAAGATTATTTAAGAACACAAAGCAATAGAGATAACCCTGCTAAATTTAATGAAGGTATTTATGAAACTATAGAAATACCTATTAAAAATAAAGATGGTGAAACTGAATACATAAAGACATATGCTTTTGTACAAAAATATGATGTAACTAAATTTAATAAAGCTAGAAATCAAATGCTTGAAGCAATAGGTGAAGAACCTGTTTTAAGTGAGAAACCTACATTTGAAGAAAAACAAGCATTAAAAGCTTGGAGATCTCAAAGAGCTGCTTGGTATAGAAAGAACACTCAAGCTAAACCTATATCAGAAATAAATAAAATAATTGAAGAAAAACAACTTGAATTATCTAAAAGAATTATTACTGATGATGAATATTCAGATTGGTTAAAAAGTGTAAAGCATGAAAGAAATGGTGTAGTCACTTATATGAGAGAGTTATCTGAACCTTCTAATGATTATTTAAATGCTAACTGGACAGCCTTATATAATTTAGATGGTACACCTAAAAATGCAAAAGGTGAGTACCATAAGAAAATGTTAGATATATATTTAGAGGCGCAAGAAAAATTACCGGAAGTACAGAGAAGAGGTTACATCCTACCTTCAGTAGTAAAGACTGATGGTGAAAGATTACAGCAAGAAGGTATTGTAAAAACTGTAAAAACAAAAGCAAGAGAAGCTGTAAAGATGCAAGCTTATGATACTGAATATGGTTTAGCTGGTTTAGGTATTACAGAAGCAAAATTTATCCCGGTGTATTATACACAGATAATGCCTACTGAAGATATGAGTTTAAATATAGCAAGATCTGTAATGTTATTTAACTCAATGGCTAATAGATATGAAGCATTAAATAAAATAAACTCTGAAATTTCTTTATTTCAAACTGTTATAGGTGATAGACAAGTTTTAAAAACTAATTCTCTTGGTAAACCTGTGTTAGATGCATTTGCAAAAAAATTAGGTTATGAGGAATATATAAAAAAGAATGGAGAAAGTTTTTCTCAAAAACATGTGGATGCTTTTATAGATATGGTTGTATATGGAGAAATGCAAAAATCAGAACAATTATTTGGTTTACAAATAGATAAAATTGTAAATAATTTAATGGGTTATTCTGCTATTACTTCTATTGCAGCAGATTTATTAAAGGGTGTGGCAAATAATATGCAGGCTAATATTCAAGTAATGATAGAAGCAAATGCCGGAGAATTCTTTAATAAGAAAAATCTTATGAAAGGAAAAGCTTACTATACTAAATCAGTTCCTGGATTTATTTCAGACTTTAGTAAATCTGCTCCAACTAATTTAGCTACCAGGTTATTTGATTATTATGATGCTATACAAGGTAATTTTAAAGACCAATATGGTAGGAACATTACAGGTAGTATGGCCAACAAATTATTTAGTACAAATACTTTATTCTTTAATCAGTTCTTTGGTGAACATGAAGTACAGGGTAGTACTATGTTTGCATTAATGGATGCTACTAAAGTATTAGATAATGAAAATGGAGAAATAATAACTCTATTACAAGCTCATGAAAAGTATGGTGTTGAACTTGATGGTAAAATAAAAATATTACAAGTAGATGCTAACCAAGAACCAATCAAAGATGATACTGGAGAATACATAGCTTTTAATTATGATGAAAAACAAAGACTAAACTTTCAGTCTAGATTACATGCATTAAATAAAAGAATGCATGGTGTCTATAATGAATTTGATAAAGGTACAATTCAAAGAGGAGCTTTAGGAAGATTACTTCTAATGTATAAAAAACACTTAGTTCCGGGCTATAAAAAAAGATGGAAAAAGCTAGGTATGGATCAAGAATTAGGTGCACCTACTGAAGGCTATTATATAACATTTTATAAAACTTTTGTTAGAGATTTAAGAGACTATAAGTTTAATATAATGAAAAACTGGGCTTCTTATTCTCCATTTGAAAAAGCACAAATAAGAAGAGTTATTGCAGAAGCTACAATAATTTTAACAACTATAGCTCTTATCATGCTAATTAGATCTATGATGGGTACAGGTGATGATGATGATAAATTAACTGAATCTCAAAAAGCAGCTAGAGATAATTACATATATAATTTTGTTTTGTATGAGGCTACTAGAATGAGAAGTGAAACAAGTTCATACATTAATATTGTAGATGCATATAGGGTTGTAAAATCACCTTCAGCAATGACAGGTACATTAAACAGAGCAATTAAATTTACAGATCAGTTTATTTTTACTTGGAATCCTGAAAAATTAAGTTATCAAAAAGATACAGGAGTTTGGAACAAAGGAGACAATAAATCTTGGGCTTATTTTCTAAAACTAATGGGTTTTTCTGGATACAATTTTACACCAGGAGAAGCAGTTAAATCATTTGAAAGTACATTCTTTAATTAATATATTATGGCAAAAAGTAATACAACAACAGTTAAAACTTATAAGAGTAATAAAGTATCCCGTCCAGGAGTACATGCAAAATCTAAGACTTCAAAACTTAAGAAGTCTAAGAACTACAAGAAAGCTTATAGAGCTCAGGGTAGGTAAAAAAAAGGGGAACCAAACGGCTCCCCTAAAATTATTCATCTTCTTCACAACAGTCACATTTCTCTGACTCTTGTTCTCCATACTGATTATAGAACCAATCTGCAGCATCTGCTTTAGATTGTTTTTCATAACAACCGCAATACATACTATTAGCACCTGCTAAGTATGCTTCAATCATTGCTTTCTTGAATGCTACTGGATGCATCTGTGTCAACTTTAATAAATTTACTTAGTTCAGGTCTAAAATATCCTGGTCCCTTCAAGATTTTCCCATCCTCTCTTAATACAGGTTTACCATCTTTATCTAATTTACTCATATTACTTTCTTGTATTTCATTAAATACATCTTCTATAATATGTTGCATACCATGTTTAAGAATAGTTCCGCATAAAATATATAACTGGTCACCTAATGCATCAGCAACATCTACTAATGCTTTTTTATGACAAGCTTCTAAGTACTCATCATTTTCTTCTTTCATTAATGTATGTCTCAGATCAAATTCAGAATGAGATAATAATCTTGGCCATCTACCATTTTCTTGACCAAATGCTTTGTGGAATTTTTCCACTGCTTCAAGTTGTTTTTTCATACTGCTAAAATAAAAAAAAATGGGGATAGCTTTATACTATCCCCATAAAATTAAAAGAAATCAGGTGCAGAATCTGAATCATTATCAGTTTCATTAAAGTCAAGATCAAAATCATCTTCTTCAGCAAATACTGAATCTAAATTGTCAGTAGTTTCTACTGTTTCAAAAGTATTAGCTATTGGATCATTATGCTCAAGTATTACTTCTTTTTCAAACTGTTCATAATCTTCAGGAGATGGTTGTAAAGATACTACATCTTCATCTAGAGCAAATGGAACTTCCTCAGCTTCATTTGTGTCTTCAATGATTTCTTCTGACTGGTGCAAAACTGCTTCTATTTTTATCTCTTCTTGCACCACTTGATTATCAGATAGTTCTGCTTCAGCAATTTGATCTAGAATATTAGTTTGTCTTGGGTCAGCATATAACGGATCTATTATTTCTAGTTCTTCCTCAACTGGTTCACTAACTACAACAACTGGTTGAACTGGTTGACTAAAATCACAAATTGTTCCTATAAAGTAATGTAAGATTCTTTGGTCTTCCATCCAAGTCTTAGGATGTGATAATTGTAATGCATCAGTTACATAATTATAAAAGGCCCATAAACTATCTGTATTAGCAAATACATGATTTGGTTTCTTCATTTGGTCTCTTACCATACTAGATTGTTCTGTAGTAAGTATTTCATACTCAGCAAAGAGCACACCCAAAAGTTGAGACTGTTTTCTTTTGTTAAGTGTTACTACTTCCATAGCAGCTTTATCAGAACACAACTGATTATAGTACATGTTTGCATTAGTAATATAATTATCAATAGTAGCTTTTGTTTCTGTGTCTGCAGAACCTGTGTGTTTTCTAACCCAGCTACCAACTTCTCCAGAAATCATAACACCACCTGTCTTATTTATATAAGCACCAACTACACATTTAAACTTTACTTGTTTATTATAACTGTTTGTCCAAGCAAACATCATTGACAACTCAGGGTCATTATTAAAATTTAACTTATAAATTCCTTGAGCAATCTGTCCATCAGCAGTACATCTGTACTCCTCATCTACAATATTAAACCCTGCAGCAGCAAGGGATTGGTAAGCATAATCAATAACAAACTGGTGACTTATAACAGTATAAGTAGCAGCATGATTTGGTAAAGGCACACTTACTAAATGTGCCTTTGTTGTGTTTTGTATTTTCTTTGGCATTTTAAAATAAACTTAATTGATTTGTATTTGGTTCTAGAGAATTAATTTCTCTCTTAATCTTCTCTAAATAGTAATCATAATTAATATCATAGTCTTCAAATGCTTTCTCATCAGCATTTATATATAGTTTTTGCAACCATCTTCCAGCCTCTACTTGTATTTCTCTAGAGTCTTCATTATTCTTCTTGATGATCTTACAACCCTTATTGGATATATAATATCTAATAGTATTTTGTAATTCTTCTAGTATAAAGTCTCCGGAAACTATTTCATGTTTATAAAATTTCCAATCACCTTTAATCTTAACACCACCACAAAAATCAAAAATGTTTAAATTTTCAGCTATAAACTTTTCAGGTTTAATACCTTCAACAAAGTATGCATGTAGTGCTTTAGGAATAATCAAGAAACTTTTGTTTTTATGAAGAGCTAGATCTTTATACTCAAATCTACCTTTACATTTAGACTTACCATCTTCAGTAACTGCTATGTAATTATTTACATCACCTAATACTAACTTAGAGTACTTGTCATGTTCTAGTTGTAGATTAGTAATCTTTTCCCATCTTTCACAAATTTCCATGTATTTATCTACATATTCTCTTGGAATCATAGTTTCAAGACCATCTGTATTCTGCATTAGGGGAATGGCATTTGGTATCTCTTCACAAATCATCTCATATAACATAGTTAAAGACAACTGACCATTAATAGTAATGCTCATAGTAAACTGTGGGTCATACAAGAAACTATTCTCATCATTAGATAAACCATAAGTTGAGTTTAGAATAATCTTGTATACATAGTTCTTAGGATCTTTCTTTGGAATTTTCTTTCTCTCTTCAAAGAACCATTCATATAGCTCACAGAATTCTACTTTAGGTAAATGTGCCGGAGACCATCCATTTCTAATAGCTAGATTAGGATAGAAACTAGTAACATCTGAAGTCATAATAATCATATCATCAGTGGCATTATATACTTTGCTAGTTCTAGCACCATGAATACCACCAAGACCATAATCAGTCTTCACTCCTTTATACTGAACAGAATATTTAAAACCACCTTTAGTTTCTCCAGGATATAATATTACGTCCTGAAACTTTTTTAAAAGGTTTTGAAATGTAGCTGTCTTAAATTCAATATAAGGGAGGATTATATCTTTAAATATTATTTGATTTCTCTGAGTTCTCATTTGTCTTAACTCAGCTTTTTTTATTCCAGTTTGTTTACTCAAAAAATGTAAGAACAATTCTTTAGATATTCTAGGTTCAGAAGCAGAGAATAAGTCTATGTTATACTCTTCAGTTAGAGCTCTTCTTAAATTAATTTGCTCCTTACTTAGATGCATAATCTGTTTAGTAGACTTAACATCATTAATACAGTAACTAACAATATCCGGAATCTGGTCCTCTTCTACTTCAGTAGTATGATGAATAGGCATATCCATAATGTTCTTCCAATCCATAGTATACTGTATCCATTTAAGACTAGATCTTTTTGCTGGGTTATCCCAGTGATTAAGTTTAAACACATCTACTTGTCTTATCTGTAGATCCCGCGGACTAAATTCTAGAAACTCACCTGCATTTTGTTTTGATATTACATTTTGTGCTTTACCATATAGATACTTTGCTACTTCTTCACCAGACATGTTACATAAGTCTACTTGTTTTCTTAGTATATATTCAGTAATCTGACTGTCAAAACCAAGACCATTAAAACTTACATGCCATTCATTAAAGTTTTTATTTCTGTTTAAGAAATTAACTAGTTCTTCTATATCATTTTTTGCTTTGTGACAGATAAATATTTTTCTGTCTTTAGATTTTACATCTTCAAACACGGCTACAAATAAGTTAGCCATTGTTTCATAGTCATGTACCCAATGTGTTTTCATAAGATTAGTTCAGTTAAGCTGTTCCCCCATTTTAATAAATAAAAAAGAGGGTGTTTGGTACCCACCCTCTCTTTAAACTAACTGTAAATGTTTATGCTTGCTCGGCCATAAACTTCTTATAATCAAACTTTTTAGCATTAATTGCAAAAGTTTTGATTAATTCTTCTGTTGCAGAAAGGTCTTCAATATAAAACTCTTGAAACACTTCTACTTTGTGTCTTTCTTGTTTCATACCTTTTGTACCTGTGATAGCTTGACCATACTCATCTAATTTAGGAAGCATGTGTAATGTAGTTTTTTTAATTTTAGAGATAATTACAAAAACTTTTGTTCCTGGATCAAAAATGCACTCTACATAAGGGCAATTTTCATTAATAGGGATCATTCTAAAAGTTTGTTTGTCTTGCCAAGTTGCTTGGACAAGCATCATTGATTCATTCATTTTTTGTTGGTTTTAAAATTATTACAAATTAATCCAGAATATTTATATTTTCCAAATTTGTTACCTCAATTGTTAGATTCTCTTTCTCAAAATTAGGTTTATTACATAACTCACCTACAGATTCTAATAAAGATATATTTACATCTAATAATTCAGCATATTTATAGAAAAATTTCTCTGGATAAAGATAGCTATTTACATATGTATAGCTACTACTTGACTTATCAAAGTAGTTTAAAATCATGCGCTTTGTTTTATCTTTTAACATACTATATCTTCCTTGAAGAAAATAGTTCCAATCATCACTTAAATCAGAAAAGTCAAATGTAACAACAGTGTTTTCATTATCTATTTTAATATAGTCAGATATTCTGTTATGTGTTAATAACACATTCTTTTCAAACTGAATATACACACTATCTAATCTAGTTGGATAAACACATATTAATTTCATATCCTCGGGTTTATAACTATTACCCCAACTTACATAAGTTTCTAAAGGTAATACTGGTGACCCTCTTTTAATGTCTAAGAGTGGATATATAAATATCTTAGACTTCTGAAAATACTTTACATAAAGCGCATTAATTGCCATAATTTACAATTTTACATTACCAACTGCTAGGTCATATGGTAAGTCATAACTTTTCTGTACATAGTGCCATTTTGCTATTTCTAATACAGATCTGAAGTTACTTTTCCATTGACTCATTGTTTCTGTAGAGACTTGGAAAGGATACACTAAATTGTATTTGTCAATTACAATAAAGGTTACTTGAACTTGCCAAAGCCCTACATCTGGTTTGTCTTTTAAGAATTTGTCTGAAGCTAGAATAGTATAGATAACTGCTTGTATCCAATACTTGTAGTATTCAACAGATTCAGGAAAATCTTGTACAGACTTACCAGTTGTTTTGAGGTCATTGATAAAAATTATCTTTGCCTCATTGTCAACAACAACATTGTCAAGTACTCCGTGTAAACCAAAAGGTAATTTGTCATGATCAACCCTAATATGCAACTCATTATAGGTCTCAATGTGTGTGTCTTCCTCAGACTTGTCTAGTTGTAATAAAGATCTAATGTCTTTATTATTCTTTAGTATCTCTACCTGTGCTTTGCAGCCATCCAAAGTAGGTTGATCCACTATTGTTTTGTCTAGACTTTGTTTGAGAAATTCAAAATACTCTTTGTGTTCATCAGTAAGCATCTTGTCAAGTCTTTGCTGATCTGTTTTAAGATTCTGATAAAGATTTGCTGTGAGTAGATGTGTGAGTATATCTTGTGAGTAGTCTTCTAAAGTTAATGAATTATTTTCATATCCGAGATGAATTCTGAAAATATTATCAATAATTTTTCTAGGGTTATCACTAGGTAGTTTACCTGGTAGTGATATAAAGTAATCATCATATTTTTCAGGTTCAAATAAAAGGCAGTGCAAGACCCTACCTCCTACAAGGTGAGGGTCTGTACTGTCTTCTCGCTGGTTGAGCACATAATGATTGTAAAACATAGCAGGAGAATAAAGTAATTTATTCAACCCACTATAACTAAAATAAAATTTCTTCTGATAGAATTTTTCCATCTCATCAGAACCATTCAAAGCCATCTCCATCTTCTTCTTTTATTTTATTGTTATTTGTCTCTGTTCCAGGGTTCCCTGTAGACTCTTCTAATGCTATTAACTCTGACTTGAGTTCATTTCTCTCAATTCTAGTAAATGCATCTTCTATGTCTTCATCAGTAAGTTCTTCTTCTTGTGCAGAATCACTGCATAGATCTTCTTCAGAGTTTAATTCTATTAGGTTTCCATGTAGTTCAGGTATTTCAAAACTACCTTCAGGAATAAAATCTGGAATGAGCTCATGAACATAGTTAGTATTGAGCAGTTTTGAAGTATCTTCATTAAGAGTGATTGTTTTAACTTGAAAATAATCATTACCTCCACGGTCAGCTATTTCCTCACCATAATACTTCATGATAACATTTACCTTTTCTATATCAAGAACCCCTTTATCTATAAGAGACTTCATAACTTCATCAACATCAGTACCCATGTAACTTTTATTCTTACCTAGAAAACTAAGTAAAGACTTGAAATTAACATGGTTCTTAGTATGACATTGAGTCATTTTATAAGCATACTTCTCAAATAACATCTCAATATAGAGTAAACTATCTATATAATTACAATTAGCCATAATTTCCATTGCAAGAATATGATTATCTGAATCTGAGCTATTGAACATGTCAGAAATTTGCAGGAACATAGTTTCATCTATAGTAGCAGCATCATCACCATTAATATGCTTTAGCAATTTACTTTCATGAAATATATCTAAATTACATATTGTAGGAAATAAGTCTACGTGCTCATCATCTACAGAATAAAATATATTAGAAGATCTTGAAATAGTAGAACTAATATATTTTTTTACAGATGGTAATTCAGAATTTCTTAGTTGATTTGCTGTATGGTAATGTAAAATTACTATATCTTCAGTATAAAACTCTAGAGCTTGATTAAGATTATCTTTATAATAATCATCCATTACAAGCTCGGGATCTGCAAGAATATCTCTAAGACCTTTAGTTTCCATTGTATAGTACCATTTACTAGATGTAATCTTGTCTCTAGTATTCTTACCAGCAAAGACATGTGTTGCTTGATTAATATCTCTTACAGTTTTAATACCGTGTTGCAAAGACAAGTCTTTTAGTTTTACCCGGGGAATATTTACACCAGGCAGAAAATAAAGTAGATCTCCTTTTGTAGGAGTATAATCTTTATCATTTACAGTTAAAACATTACCATTTCTATCAGTACAATATAAAGGTTCTACCTTTAATATTAACTCTTTATCATCTGCTTCTGCTTCATGAATAAACAAATATGTTTTCATAGATTTTATTTAATATAAAGGGGAGTTTACACTCCCCTTAAAAATTATTACTTTACAGCCATCTTCACCACTTCCTGATTCATCATCAATTGGCTAAACTTAACTTTATTACCATTGACAATCTCTTTAACCATATAATATCTAAGATCATTAGTAAATGCATCACAGTCTGTAGTAAGTTTAGCTATCCTATCAATAATTGGTTTACCTACTGTTCCTTTGTCAGCCAAAGTAAGAGAATAGTTAATTACTCTGGTTGCAATAACACTAGAAATATCAGCACGGAAGTCATCATCTTTACCTACTGCATTAGTAAGAGAGTTCATAACATACTGCTCATCTTTGGTTAGGATATCTTCAGGACTAATTATTCTATCTAGTTTATTATTAATAAACATAGTAAACATTGAACTAAAGTCTACACCCACAGAACCTTCACCAATCATTTGAATTAAAGGCAAGTCTGCTTCAAACTTATCAATAGAACTAATAGCATTAAAGAAAGTAGTAATTGCTCTTGGATTAACTCTTTGAGTTACTAATTCTGGGTGCATCAACATAAAGTTAATACATCTACCATCTATGTTTGCTTTCTCTGCCCACTTAGCCCATACATCAGAATCATACTTTAACTCTACAGAAATAAATCTAGTCTTCTGAGCAACATCAAGAGAGGTAACATTATAGTCACCATTATCTGGGTTAGTAGTCAAAATAACATGCCAGTTCTTAGGTAACTTCCAAGAAACATATTCTTGTCTATCTAAGATCTCCATAGTTGCTTGCATAAATCTTGCATCAGCACGAGTATAGTCATCAAGAATTAAGAAACCACCCTCACCTTTACCCTGAATCCATTCAGGAGCAGCATGTGACATTCTCTTACCAACAACTTTATAACCTTTAGCACTAGCTGCAGATATCTGAGATTCATTAATCCAGGTAGTTTTACCTTCAGCATTTTGTATTTGAAATTCTTTTACAGGAAAACCAACTAAGTCACCTAATTCTTCCAGCTGAGATAAATTCAGCTTTACAACTTCCATATTCAATTCTTTACCCAACTGCATGATTGCTGAAGTCTTACCAAGACCAGCATCACCCTCAATATTTATAGCCACAGGAACTTTACCTTCAGACTGAATATGTTGGTTATTCTTAACCATGTGTTTAATAAAACTCTTTAACTCATTAACATTTAATTGTACTTGACTCATAACTCTTTTTTTATAATTCTAATTTAATAACTTTACCTGGTAACTTTGGATTCATATAAGATCTTTCTGATAAAACCCATAGAGTATTAGCTTTAGGTCTTACAGAATAACTACATTCTCCGTCAGTAAAATATACCAGGCTTGTATATTTCTTTAGGTTGGCGTTAAAATATTCTAGGACAGGATCAAATTCAGTCCCACCTCTACCTTGTACAGCCATTTCAAACTTACCTTTATAAGGTTCAATAGATCTAATAGTTGTATCACATTGAATTACAGTAATATCTACACCACATTTGTAAATATGATATATCTCACTCATAAATTCTTGTAACTCAGCATCACTTACAGATCCTGAAGTATCAATAGCCAACAACATATGTTGTCTCATTTTTACTTTAAGACCTGGATTAGCTTCAAATCTACGGTTCTCTTTTCTTCTGATTTTCTTGGTAAATACTTTAGTACTAACACCAGTAAATCTTCTGATATAACCCCGCCAGTTAAATTTAGGTTTAACAACCTCTTCAATAATAATTACTCCTTCAATTTCTCCAGGAACAGTGCCTCTTTTCTTAATGGTTTGTTCTTTAGCATCACTAAGAACTTTTTGTAATTGTTTTTCAATTAACTTCTTTTCAGCCTCAGTCATGTCTTCAAACTCTTCCCATGTAGAATGATCATCTGTCTCACCATTTTCTATAGCATCCAATAAATTATCCATAGGTGCATTACCACAAGTACCATTTTGTTTCTTTTCATCTTGAAGTTGCTTAAGTTTGTCATAGTAATATCTACAACCAGCTTTTCTATCAAGATTAAGATCTTCATAGTTATCTATATCAATACCACCTTCAGGTAGATATTCTGTATTAATATACTGATTGATCTCCATATCCATTGCTACATTTGCAAGTCTTCTATCACTGAACTTAAAGAACATTGTAAGATGTCCAAATGCAATATGTAACAATTCATGTTTTAATAATCCAAGTCTGTGGTTATCACTTAAAGATTCCCAGAACTCAGGATTAATAGCAAGCTGATAATTAATACCATTCTTGCTAACTCCGGCAGTAGGAACTTTTTGACCCCAGACTTTATTTAGAGCAATAAGAAAGAACCCATAATAGGGCTCTTTCAACATTAACTCTTTACCAATTTTACTAAGACTTTGTTGTTTGTCCATCATCTTTAAATTTAATGTTTATCTCAAATTTATCTGTAGGATAGCCAATAGATTCTAACATCCTTGTCATATCCCTAATAAAGAATTCCATAAATAGCTCAACCGAAGCTGTAGAACCTTTGTGTTTTGTAATCAGACTTAATATCTTAGGACTACTAAGTGGAAATTGGTTAGATATAAGTTTCTCTAACTTACTTGTTATCTTTTTACAACCAACATTCCAGTCCGCTATAGCATGCCCACCAAACTTAAGAAGAACAAACAGTTCTCCAATATACTTATCAAAATCAACATTCTTTAAAGACTCATAAGCTATAGTATGATTATCTGCATCATCAGATTGCAACATCATAATTAAGTTTCTTGTCTCATCTTTATCAAAAATCATCTTCTTCATCAGTCTTCAATTTTTAATGTTTTAATGGCCCACTCATGTGGTTTACCACTTGTAATCATATCTACCCATTCTTTTGCAGTAGGAATGTAATTGTTACAATCCTCCTTAACATGCTGTTCCCCAATATACCGGACATATACATCTTTACCATCAGAGTTGGTAATTACCATACCAAATCTTTTTTCACATTCAAATATACCTTCACTATGATGTCTAAACATTCTGTGCATACTATGACCTACCCAGGCCTTAGTTTCATCAAACCAGTTATGTATTGCTAGATAATCCACAGGAGACCCACCAAACTTCTTAGCTGATGATTTTGCATGTTGCCAAGGATGAGCCATTATTTATCTACTTTTTCTAACAAACTACCATCATGAAAATAATTTTCACTGTCAGTAATTCTTATGTTATTATTAATAATATATTTTCCTGAAGGAACACATATACATAAATCTCCCCAACCACCTTCATTATTCCACCAATCTTCTATATCATTAAGAATATCATATGCAAAAGATTCAATTGCAGTATATGCATCTGGAGAAATTTTTGCTAATGCTGAATCACTACCCCAATCTTCCGTGTTATCATCTACATCTTCTGGAGTTTCACAAGGTTTAGTTGTATAACCTATCCATTCTATGGCACCGGAGTCTCCTGCACCATCATATTTTACTTTAACACCAGTAACACCTAAATCAGCCAACTGAAATAGGAGGCTTGTTAATTCTAATTCTGTCATAATCCTGCTTTTTGTATAAAATGTTTTGCTACTTCAGGAATGTGTTTCTTGTAATAAGGCTGTTCAGACTTACACCAATTTTTTACTTCTTCCTTTGTTTTAAACTTTTGGTACGGAAATGTTATTTCCAACTCTTTGATAAAATCATTTACAGTCCAACCTTCCCAGATATGTCTGTCATTACTCATAATTATTTGATTTTGTAAAACCTACCTAAAATGTTTCCATTTAGGTATTCATCTTTTTCAAGAACCTCTCTTAAAAACTGATACTTAGTTTCAAAATATGTAAGTTCCATCTTGGAAAAACATATTTTGACCATATACCTTTTGATTGGTATACCAGCTTTGTGAGCTTCTTTAAGAACTGTATTACTACTATAGTAGTTCTGGTAACTAGCTTTAGAAACAGTTTCATATTTTTTGTTTCTTTTATCTGTCATCTGAGCAACAGCTTTTTTACCAAATTTTTTCTTTGTAGTAGAGTAAAAGTTCTTCTTACCCACATACCTTACAGATTTACCATCAATAATAGCTTCCATCTCATACACAAATCCCACGGCTCCTTCAGGAATCATACTACTATTAAACTCTCTACCTTGATATAACCAACTCATTTGTGTTTGTATCTTTTCATGTCCCAATCTGCTACAGTACTTACCATAGTAGCTAATATACTTATTGCTTCTTCTATGGATCTTGCTTCAAAACTTAATCTAGCTTTTGTTATTTTATGTCTAAAAACATAATCATACATTGGATTTTTCATAATGCTTGTTTTAATAGTGGAAATAATTTATTTCTGACAGCTTCAATACCATAATCTTTAACTGAATCAGAAAGATCTTTAGACATATCTAAATTTATGTAATTAAAACCATATTTTTTATTATACTTCTCAGCAGATCTTAGTCCTGGTTCATCATTATCAAATAATACAATTATCTTTTGATACTTATCTAGGAGTGGTCTCATAAAATTTTCTGGTATAACACTATTCTCACTGTCTGGTGCAATAGTTTCTATACCGGATATACCTAATCTTTTAAAACACATTAAGTCTTTTAGAGAAGAAGTAATAATCAGATACTTAGATTTAAATTCAAGTTGATCAGAACCCTGTATATAATCTCTTACTTTAATGAACTTATTATCTTTGTTTTTTGGAGTATAGATTTTATATAGTGTACCATCTTCCCGGAAATAACCATAAATAAAATTACCTTTAATATTTATAAGATCTAATAAATTACCTTCATCATCTTCTTTAATCATAGTATAAAATGATAAAGGATAAACATTATGTTTCTCTAATATAGAAGAAGATAATTTAAAAGTCTTCCAATATGTTTGATCTAAAGTATTCCAGTGCCGCATCTCATAATCAGAAACTACATATTTACTATGAGGTTTATATTCTATAGAAACATATGTATTATTACTAATGTAAACATTATAGTCATCCAGTATTTTTTTAGAAGCTTCTCCTCTTGAATTAAGATTGTATAGGTACATTACAAGATTTAGTCTATCTCCACCATATCCTGAAGAAAAATCTTTAAACTTATAATTACCTTTACTATCTATATAAATACACATAGAAGGAACTTTATCTTTTACATTAAATACAGATTTGATTTTAAGACTTTGACCTGATAATCTTTCAGTAAGTTTTAAATAATACTCAAAGACCCATTCTCTAGGTATATCTGCTAAATCAGAAGTTAAACCTTTTGTAGAAATCATACTCTAAAATTTAAAAATTAGGGGGAAACTACAAAATTTCCCCCATAACTTATTAGTCTAGAGAGAAATCTGAAGAAGTTGTTTTTCCTGGCACAATATCATCTTCACCAAAACTTTGTACATTATTTACTTCAAGTTTCTTAAGATGTTTATCAGCATTATAAATTAATACTTTGCCAGCTTCTACTTCAGCAATTGCATATTTATTATTTTCTGCTTTTGGTAACCATAGATCATAATTAGTATAACCTGTTTTGCCAACATATTCTTTACCAGCAACACAGAATTCTAAATATTTATCTTTAATAGGTGCAGTTTTATTAAAGGCTTCTACAAAGTCTTCAATAGTTTCATGCTTATTATGTTGAGCTTGCATCCATTCATTAATTCCTGCAGTCTTGCAGAGATTTTGTAAAAAGATTAGAATGGATCTATCTCTTTGTATTTTTTGACCAGATTTAGTTTCTCCATCTGCATATGCATACTGAGAAGCTTTAACTTTACCTATCTGACCTGCAAAGTGTCCTTTATCAGGATTGTCTTTATCAAAAGCAAAACCTTCAAAACCTTCTATAGGTTCAGTTTCTACATGCAATATCAAATGATATGCATTGTCAATAAATTTAAATTCTTCTAGTTCAACACCATTAATTTTTAATACATGGTTACCTGGACTAATTGTTTTTGGTAGACCGGATCCACCGGTACCAAGATCTTCTGTACTTAACGCCATTTTATTTTACTTTTTAATTATTAAACAAATACTTTATCCCATGATGTCTTTAGAACACCATCAATCATCTCTGTAATTACTACTTCTTCATTACGTAAGTGCTCAGGTCTTGCACCACAAGTAACTTCTTCATTTGTCTTAAAGGACAAAATAGTCTTGTTACCTTTTCGGTACATATACCCAATTGCATCAGCATTAGCACAAATTAAAGATTTAATTTTACCAGTTAAGTCTATGTTAGCAGACATAACCATCTCACCCTTATCATCTACCACCTTGTCTTTAATATGACCAGATAGGATGATTGTAGGTGCTAAGGTATCAATAAAATCTAAAACTTGAAAGAATGCTTGACGGATATATAAATATCCAGCACCATTTGGAAGAGTAACTACTGTATCACCATCAAAGTTTTTACCCATAGGGGTTGCTCTGTATAGTTTAATAGCTAGAGGCATGATCATATCTTCTAATGCACTTACAGTATCAACAGTAACATACTTATAAGGATTACCTGCAGCTCTAATTGCTTTACCAGTATCCAGTAACTCTTGTAAACTATTAATTTTTACTTTTAATGCATCAACATAATCAGTACCATTCTCTAAATCTAAAATCAGATTATCTTCTAAACCTGCATATGCAGTTGTTTTACCAGTCTTTGGCTTTGAATAAATCACAATTCTTTTGGGATTCTGTCTCTCAGCTTTGACCTTTTTAGTTGGAAGTACTATACTCATATCTCACTTTTTGTTTGTTTAATCAAATCATTTAACCATGGTCTAGCACTAACAGGTTTCATCAACATAATTGCTGCAAGATCTCTGATAGTAATTTCTGACAAAGGTGCATCTGCAATTTCTTCATTAGAAATTTCTATTCCTGCTTTTGGAGGAAATGTTTCTTCAAAATCTGGAAATATGCTTAATGATTTTTGTAGTTGAGGAACTTCTAGTTTAGCTTCTTCCTTTCTCTTTTCATAAAGAGCATAACTAATCTCTTGTCCTGTATTTAAAACTGCTACACATTCATTAACAGGAACAACATATGTGATATATGTTTCTCCTTTATCATTTAAATTTTCTTTCTTTTCATATTCTTCAGAATAGAAAGGATTGCTTTTAAATTTAAATAAAGGCCTGTCACCATACATAGGTGTTATATCAACAGTTTTACCAGAATCATCAGATTTATTATCATAGAATTCTACATAAATATCTTCACCTTTTTTTAATTCCCATTCAAAAAACTGGACATGTCTACCATACTTACCTTTCTGGAAAAATGCTGTTTTAATAGTGAAGAAGGGATCTGCAATACCAATATTTTTAAAAGTTGGCATATGATAACTAAAGAATTCTCTTTCTCTATCTTTTCTAAAATTACTCATATTTATTAATTTATTTGTATTTTTTGCTTAGTTGCCTGTGGAGGAGTGGGTATTTCAATTATTTTCATTGTACTTCTATCTAGCTTAAAGAAGCTTATTCTTGTGGTACCATTTCTAGATTTTAAGAAATGAAAAACCAAAATATCTGGATCTTCAATTAAAAACTTTTCAGGACCATACTGTCTAATTTTTCTTATAGAAGGTTTATTCATACCCATAACAACATCAGCATGTTGTAATAAAGAATCAGAACCATAAATATCAGAATCTAATACATAATTACCATAAGAGCCTTCTTCTTGTCTTTTAGGGTCATCTATATTTCTGTTTAATTGACTTAAAACAAGAAATGCAATAGGATATTTTTTCTTCATATGGGTCAAGGCTTCACCCAATGCACCTAGCATATCAAATTTGTCTTTTTGTCCTTTACCAACTTTAAATAAAGCTGAGTGATCTATAGTTACTAACATGTTTGTGTAAGTACCATCAGTATTTTTATACTTTTCCATTTCATAATGGATTGTGGCACACATCTCATCAATAGTACATGAATCATAAACTACATTCACAAAATCTTTTAATTCTGTAGATTGGTAATACTCTAAACATTTCTTATAGACTTCTTTATCTACAAGAGCTCCTCCCTTACTCATTAATGTATTGTAATCAGAACCTGTTTGTAAGCTAAATTTTCTTACTCCGCTGGTTTCATCAACCATTTCCATTTGAAACTTTAATACTCTAAACTTTTGCTCAGGATTCATAACAATGATATCACTGATTAATTGTTCCATAAATAAAGTTTTACCTGTTCCAGGTCTAGCACCTACTAAGGTGATAGTTCTCCATTCTAATCCATCACAAAAAGCATCATTAAACTTGGGCCAAGCACTTACTAAAGAAGGTAATCTACCTTCTCTTCTAGCTTTCATTTTAATTAATGCTTTTTCTAAAGCCTGTCTTTCACTAATTGGTAGTAAAGGTTTAGCCCCGTTAAATTGCTCTGACATTTTTATTGTGGATTTATATTTAAACTATTCTTTTTTGCTTGATTGTATAATTGGTGCATGGCAGTTATTATAATTTCAATAGCAAAATACTGCATAAATGATATACTAACTATAAACAAATTCACAGTATAATAACTAATTATACTTCCCACAACAGCAATCATAAGCAGTAATCCTTTTTTCATACTACATTTTCTTTAAAATAAAATTGACCTTCATCAGTGCCTGTATTAATAAATTCACAATATGTGGCAAGATCAGAAACAAAAGTTTTATCTATTTCTTGCTTTCTTATAAAATACTGTGCAGTTCTCATAAATTCATAGTTTTTTAAACTATATTCTGTTACATACTTTTCAGTAGCTACAAGTATTGTTTCCCATGAATAATCATATGTTTCAAAAAACCATCTAAATGCACCTTCTAAATTTTTTGCATTTACTCTTGCATATTTACCTGAAGAGAGTTTTTTATTAGGGAATATTTCAACATACTCCTGTATCTTTTCCAGAAATTCTTTACCCATTAAATCTTGTGAAGTTTTCTTTTTAGACTTTTTGAAAAAACTATCTATTTCAGACATAAAGATAACACTTTTACTTGTTAATTGCAAGTCTTGTGTTACCCAATTATCTGATTTTAGCTTTACTAATTGTAAGTCTTTGTTTACAAATGATTTAGGTACTATTCTTTCTTTAATACAGTGTAAAATATAATATGCATTTGGAGTTAAATTAACTTCTATAAGTTTATTAAATATTTCATCCATCTTACCACGTTATTTCATTACCACTTGTATTCTTTACAACAGTTGATATTTTATTAAATATATCATTACTATCCCATTTAGATCCACTATAAGCTGCACTAGCAGGATGTTTTACAAAAAACTTATGTTCTGTATTTGTAGTTAAATCTGACCATTCTTCAGCTTTTTTACCTAAATATGCATAAACTAACCCGGGATTATAGTTATTTAAATAATCCAATAGATAAGCAGTAAATGGTTTCCATATATCATAATGACTACCAATTTTGTTTACTTCAACTGTAAGAGCTGTATTAAGCATAAGTATACCTTGATTAGCCCATCTTTTTAAGTCAACATCAGTGCTTATTTCATGACCATTATATACAGTTCTGTTTACTTCTCCTAGAATATATCTAAGACTAGGTTGTAAATTATCTGTATTACTGCAACTAAATGCTATTCCATCTGCTATACCTAACTGTGGATAAGGATCTTGTCCTATAATAACTACTTGTAAATTATCATACGGACATTCTTCAAATGCTCTAAACACTTGTTTTAGTGGTGGAGTAAATCTTTTATCTTCTTGACTTAGAGTATATAACTTTGTGAGTATGTCATCAAATTCACTACTAAATATAAAAGATTTAAAAATTCTATCCCAACCACTAGATTCAAGTTTATTAAACATTTTTTGTTTAATTTCTTCTAAATTCATTTTTTTCTTATTTTTGATAAAAAAACATTATGGCTTTAAAATTCAAAGAATTAAATGATGATGCACTCATTGACATAAAAGTTAACAAAGCATATTATTTAATGGCAAAGAACTCATTATTTTATCTATTAACTCAAATTAAAGATGAGCAAAATAGAGAACAATTAATTAAAGACACTACTTCTATAGAGTATAAAGATATGAGTGATTGGCAAAAAACATTTCATACATTAACTCTTCTTATTGCTGAGATAGAAAAACAAGCTAAAGATAAACAATTATATACTGAAAGAGAAGTTCTCCAACCAGGAGATGAAGGTTATGTTGAACCTAAGCAAGATTAATATTAAACTGCTCTCTACCTATCTGTATACAACCTTCAATAGCTAACATTAGTTCATCTTTACTACAATCTGCAAAAGATTTACCTTCAAGTCCTGAAGCTTGTTTTACAACAAGTTTCATTTCATCAAATGTATAACCTGACTCTTTTGCTAATTCTCTAATACAAGCATGTACTTTTGCAAGTTGTGCTTTACTATGATCTATACCTGCTAGATCTAAATACATATCTACTTTCTGACCCTCTGGTATCTTCTCTAGAAAGAGTTCATAGGCCAGTTTGTCTTGAGGATGAGCAAATATAAGTTTCCCATCTTTTTTAATAAACTTACCACTAAACATACTAACAAGTTATAAGATTCATTATTTCTAAAAACTGTATAAAATGTTTCTTGTTTTCAATTTTTACAGCAGGAATATCATGACATTCTAAAAACCATTTATCATTTTTTACATCAACACTATCTGTACTGTGTAATACTAAATGGTCACAGAGTTCTTTTTCATAGAAATAATAATCATATCCGTTTTGACTGTCTTGGTCAAGTATATCTACTCTTTGAAAACCAAGATCAATTAAATCTTTTTCTGTCATTTTTATACTTTTTAATTAAATATCTTCTCCATGCTTCTTGCTTATGACCATTTATAAAAAACCAACCAAAGTAAAGTTCAAACCATTTTTTTAGTTTTTTCATATTCTTTAAATTTTAAAATTATTTCTGCTAACGTCCTGTAAATAAGTAAGTAGACATGACATCTCTAATATAGTCAATTTCCTTGTATTTATCATTATCTAAAGTATAAACACCTAGGTTTTTTATCCTATTATTTCTAAAAGTTAATAAAGCAAGAGCCATTAGGTTTGCATTATCTTCATCTGAACTATCTAACATCCCAAACATATTATTCATTGCTTCTTCAGTAATATAACCTGTCTTAACAAGTAAGTTTAACTCTGCAAAGAAAATAAATGGTCTGAATGTTCCTACTTTGGTACCTGCTGCATACATATACCATAAATATCCAATATTACTGTCATTTGATTTTGCAACTTCCCAATGTTCATTGCAAATATCCTTGATTAATTTCTTAATCTTTGGATCACTAAAATTCTTTATCATGATCTTAAAAATTTAAACATTGCTTGAAATTTCTTGTTTTCTTCTACTACCCATTCTGGAGTAAATACTTCACCATAATAAGTATATCTGACTTCAAAGTTTAAATCCATAGTATGAGTTATTACTGCACACCATGTAGTTCCAAACTTTTTAAACTTTATACTTATATTACCCATAGAACCAAGAGTTCTATAGTCTTGATGGTCTGCAAGTGATCTAAAAAATCCATACTTTACAAGTCTTTTACCTATTAGTTCTGTATCTCTAAGTGTCATAGCTAAAATATGTATCTAATTGTATTCCAAGGTATTATCTCATCATGTAACTCAACAAACTGTTTGATATAATCAGCTTTTTTGTTATGTTCATAACGGATATTCTCACCACCATACTGAGATACTTTACTCTCTTGTATTTTGGGTACCCAAAGTAAATCTTCTCCTGGTAACTTATGTTCAAGATTATACAAATGTTTCTGCTCATTATGAGTAAGGAATATTACTTCAGCTTTAACAGGAGCATCCATTACTCTCCAATTCATTATTTTAGAGTATGTATCAACTAACATAAACAACTGTCTATATTTTTGTATCCAGTCATCATGTACAATTACTGGACTGAAGTTAAGATGAACTTCATACCCACAAGCTAAAAAATCCCATACAGCATAAAGTCTGTCTTTAATTTCTGGAGTGTTGGGTTCTAATATTTTTCTGTACTCTTCAGGCATTAAACTGAATCTAACTCTAATCTTACCTTCAGGTCTAAATTCTAGAAAGTCTCTGTTTACCCATTTAGTAGCAAATGAACCCATAGCAAGTGGATGATCTCTAAAGAATGCAAAAATTGTTTTCCAATCATGATATTTAGCATGCAGAGCAAAGTCTTCATTACAAGAGATATCATAAGTTACATACTCTCCTGTTTGATTTGGTTTCTCTACTGTAGAAAAATATGCATGTGAGTTAATTTCTGTCAGGATATCCATAGTATTTGTAGCTACAGATAATCCTTCCGGCTTATGTCTCTTCATATAACAGTAAGTACAGTTATACAAACAGCCATGACCAAAGGAAGGAGCAATAAAATCTGTGCTCCTGCCTGATGGTCTTATAATCATAGATTTTCTAGTAACTTTTTCAATTACCATCTTATTCTGATTTTATGTCTCTTACAGCAAATACATAATAATCAAACTCTTTTCTATTATCAAAAACTTTTCCGTATTCAAAATTGAAAATGTACACATTATCAAAAAATTCTGTACTACTCCAATAGTAACCCTTATCTATAAGTTTATTATGGTAAATCATAAAACATTCCTCAATAGTAGGTAATCTCCAACCATCCCCTAAACTATTTACATATGCTACAGCCTCTTTCCATGTTAATTTTTCATAGGATCTTTCCAAGGAAAGTTCAAAATGATAATGCATATTAATTATTTGAGTTTCTTTAATTACTGGAGTGTACTCAATTCCGTTTACTACTATATTTTCCATTGTTATTTTATTTTAAAAGTTAATTCATCTAATTTTATCTGGTATTCTTTACCATCTTTAAAACCTTTTAGGTATTCTTCTGCCTTTTGACTTCTCTCTTTTGCTTTGGCTTGATTAATGAGTATCATTACATACTCTTTTGTAGTTACAACAAGGTTTGAAACCTCACGTTCTAATTCTTCTACTGCTGTCATCTTATTCTGATTTAAA